TTCCGCATCCCAACCCCTAATGGTGATACTTACATTTCCTACGCCAAGCTAGACCCCTTTGCCAGCTTCCTTGGCCTTACGGCTGATTTTGTGGACAAGATGAGCCAGCTAAGTGAGAACCACAGGCAAGACGGGTTACAGATGTTTGCTACTGCTATCGGTATTGCTTTCGCCAAGAACGTAACCAACAAAACATACCTAGCCTCTCTTAAGCAGTTTGACGAAGCAATCTCACAACCAGACAGGTTTATGGAGAAGTTTGTACAGACAAAGGTTGGAGCTATGGTTCCTTCTGCAATCGGTGGTTTGGCTCCCTTGTTTAATAACGAAGAACTAGCCGAAGTCCGTAGCATCGGTGACGCTATTCTTGCTAGAATCCCCGGAGCCAACGCTGTAGAGAGCAAGCGTAATATGCTTGGCGAAAAGATAACCCGCAATTCCCCTTCTATTGTCGATTACCTTGTTCCTACTGCGGTATCTAAAGACAAGAATGACGCAGTTATAAACGAGCTTTCTAGGCTCCAACACGGCTTCCGTAACCCCAGCACAAAACTTAACGGGCTTGAACTGCTAGACTATTCTATGGAGAACGGACAGACCGCTTACGACCGCTACATGGAACTTACTGGTCAAGTAAAACTAGCTGGCAAGACGCTACGTCAAAGCCTAGACAAGCTAATCAAAAGCAACCAATACCAGAGGTTGCCAGAAGATCGGCTTTACTCTGTTGATGATTCTCCAAGGATTTCTGAAATCAAGAAGGTGGTCAACAAGTACCGCCAACAGGCTAGGCTTCAGCTACAGCGTGAGCTTCCCAAGGTTAGACAGCAACTCCGAGTTGTTGAACAGATTAAGGAAGGAAGAAGGTCTGGTAGGAGTGTTGAAGGCTTGATTGAGTCGTTACAGGGAGTTTAAGCTGTGCCTAACACCTACGTTTCTTTTACAGCTAACTCGACAAATGATGCAAATCTTACCGAGTACACAATACCCTTTAAATTCTTAAATGCTGAAGATATAAAAGTAAGGTCGATAAATACAGCTAATGAAGCTGTCTTACAATGGATTTATGTACCAATAGCAACTTGGAATACTAATTTAGTAGATGGAGAAACAAGTTACCCTTTTGGGTATTATTCGATTGTTTTTGAAAATGGTGTAGACAAAATTAAATTTTCTCCAGTTAGGCCGTTGAATTCGCTTAGTGGAACAGGTTTTCAAGAATTTGTAATTACAATTTATAGAAGAACAGCAACTACCAATAGCACTTATTTTTCTAATGGCAGTCCAATTCAAGCTTCTGATTTAAATGCTATTCTTTTACAAAGTCTATATAATTCAGAAGAAGCTCTTGAAGGAATTGATTCAGTAAATACTATTGATTTAGCTTCAAAACTTAATTTAAGAGTAGAAACAACTGGTGATACTTTAACTGGCTCTTTAAATTTTTCTAATGTAGGCTCATTAACTCAAATTCAAGGTATTCAACTTAATGCCAGCGGAGGCGGGGCAGTTTCCACACCTAGAGTTGTTCTTACTGGAGGAACTATTCAAAATGTTCCTACACCCGCTCTTGATTCTGATGCGGTTAATAAGGCTTATGTAGATGGCTTAACACTAAATGGTGGAAGTGCTCCTGTAATAGCTGACGATTCAATTACAGAAACGCTTTTAAGAAAAGTAGTAGGAGAAGAAGCTGTAACTACAGCCACTATTCGGCCATTCGCTGTAACAAACATAAAACTAGGCTCAGGATCAGTAACTCCTGAAAAATTAAGTAATAATTCTGTAATAGGGCTTAAAATAGCTACAGGAGCAGTAACTTCAGCAAAACTAGGTGCTAGTGCTGTTACTTCTGTTGCTATAAATGATGGTGCAGTACTAGAAGCTAAAATAGGTACAGGAGCAGTTACAAATACTAAGCTGGGTGCTAATTCTGTTACAGCAGATAAAATTTTAGATGGAACAATTACTTCAGCTAAATTAGCCAATCAAACTTTAATCGGCAGTACAGTTATTCTTGATAATAGTATTCCAGCCTCTAAACTTCAAAATTCTGGTATTACTTATGACCCAAGTGCTTTAAATTCCACTCATTCACAAATAAACACAACCGCCAGCACAATAAACGCTTTTAATGCAACAATTAACGCTAATAAATTATATAGCAAGCAAACTTTAACTCTTAATGAATCTAATGAAGTAAACGCAGGTACTCTAACTCTTGCTTCTGGGTCAGTAAAAAGCGACCCAAATACAACTATCTTACCATCCACGTTAAATCAATTTACTGGCACTATTCCAGAATTAACTTTTTTTACTGCGGGTGTTAATGACGGACATTATTTTTATAAAATTCAAGCTAAAAATCCCAATTTACTCGGGAATAAATTTGGAAGAACATTAATGAAATGGCAGGGAAGGCAAGGTGGTCAATACGGAAGTAATTTTAATACTAATAGGTTTCCTACATTTTTTTACAAACAAATTGCTAATATACCATTTAATTATGTTGTTTATAATGAAAATCCAGAAATTAGTTTAGTCGGAACGCCTTATATTCCTTTAACTACGTCTGGAGAAATTGTATTTAATAATTCTGGTAATAATTCTGAAAAAAAATTTTTAATAACATTAACTGGATTTGCTACTACCACTAGAAATGGTGCAACTTTGTATATTAAGCCTATTTCAGATTCTTATATTTTTCAAGGAAGTCCTTACACGGCCCCAAAATCAGTAATATCAGTCATTTTTACAAACGTTTATACTGATACTCCAGACTATTATTCTTATAGAACTTTTAGTGCAACAACAATTTTTACTCTTCAAGCAGGAACTACTGTAAATTTTCCTGTTCAATATTATTACTTTGACGTGGCGAACCAAGCTCCCCCAACTAACATACCTTGTGGTTTTGGATACGGAATGGAGTCGGGAGCGGGAATTTCTTCTACTCAAGTTCCTCCTGCTTGGACAGGTAATCTAGGAAGTGGACACCCTAATACATGGAATGAATCAATAGTAGACCTTTTAATAGAACGAATACAATGAGTGAAGAACTGCATCGTGATATAGGAAGAATAGAAGGCAAAATTGATGCTATTTTAGCTAATCAAGACGAATTTAAGTACACTTTTGAAAAGCACGACACTCGTTTACATAAGCTAGAAGGCTCTCAAATGAAAGCTATGGGTGCATTTGGAGTGCTGGTATTTGGGTTGAACTGGGCATGGGATTATTTGAAAAGCAAACTATGAGTGACGAAATTTCAAAGATCATGGAGGATCTTCACGTTGAGCTTGCCAATGAGTTTCTACGAAGGGTAAAGATGGGTGATGCAACTCCAGCCGACCTTAACGGAGCTAGGCAGTTCTTAAGGGATAACGGAATTGATGCAGTTGCCTTGCGAGGCTCCCCTCTTCAGAAACTAGCTATGGTATTGCCTTTTGAGGAGCAACAGCTAATAGAGGCTCCAGCCAAGACTTTCAGCTTGCCAGCACCCGACCAAGTAGATAAGGCTGTTGGATTATGAAAGCACGGGATTACAAGAAAGAATACAGGGAGTACCACGGAAATTCCTTGCAAATTAAGCACCGGGCTAAACGCAACTCTGCCCGTAGGTTAATGATTCGTAAGCATGGTAAATCAAAGCTTAAGGGCAAGGATGTAGACCATAAAGACGGCAACCCCATGAACAACTCCCACGGAAACTTACGCATTACTTCTATAAAGTACAACAGAGCCAAACACTAGGCTCAATAAAACACAAGGCGGTTCATGCAACTAGACCCTAGATTAAAGGACTTTCGTAATTTTTTATACATGGCTTGGGGGCATTTAGGTCTCCCTACACCTACAAAGGTTCAGTACCAGATTGCTGAGTATCTTCAGCACGGGCCAAAGCGGTGCGTCATCCAAGCCTTCCGAGGATGCGGTAAAAGCTATGTATCCGCTGGGTATGTGCTATGGAGGCTTCTTCTTGACCCCAAGCTGAACTTCTTGGTTATCTCGGCCAGCAAAAGTCGCTCTGACGATTTCTCAACTTTCTGCTTGCGTCTCTTAAGCGAGATGCCCCTGCTCGAACACCTTAAACCCACCGAGGAACAGCGGTGCTCCAAGGTAGCCTTTGACATCAATGGTGCTCCAGCTTCACAAGCTCCTAGCGTAAAGAGCATCGGCATTACAGGGCAGATTACAGGTAGCCGAGCTGATGTGATTATTGCTGATGACGTAGAGGTTCTTAACAACTCTGCTACTGAGGGGATGCGTCACAAGCTGTCGGAAACAATCAAGGAGTTTGATGCGGTTATCAAGCCTCTGGAGACCAGCAAGGTGATCTACTTGGGAACCCCGCAGAGCTACAATAGTATTTACAAGATGCTTCCAGAGCGAGGCTTTAAGACTTGTGTATGGCCTAGCAGATTCCCTTCAGAAACAGAACGCATCGCTTATGGTGACTCGTTCTCTGTCGATCTGCGTGACGAACTTCATAACGACCCCACACTATTAGGTAAACCCACAGACCCCCAGCGGTTTAGTGAGGCCGACCTTATGGAGCGTGAGGCCAGCTATGGTCGCTCTGGGTTTGCGTTGCAGTTCCAGCTAAACACCAGCCTCTCCGACCAGAATAGGTATCCCCTCAAGCTGTCTGACTTGATTGTAATGACCCTTAACCCCGATATGGGGCCACAGAAAGCTGTATGGGCATCTAGCCCGGAGCTTGCATGGAACGAATTACCCAATGTCGGCCTTAACGGAGACAGGTTTTACAGGCCAATGAGCATTGTAGAGCCTTGGGTTAAGTACGATGGCTGTTGCATGAGCATAGACCCATCGGGTAAGGGCAGGGACGAAACAGCCTATGCGGTGGTCAAGATGCTTCACGGACAGCTATTCTTGGCTGAAATAGGTGGTTTAATGGAGGGTTATAGCCCTAAAAGCCTAGAAACGCTGGCTGAAGTAGCCAAAAAACATGGCGTAAACGCTGTAATCATTGAAGAAAACTTCGGTGGGGGTATGTTTACCAGCCTTATCAAGCCTGTATTCGCCCGTATACACCCGTGCAACATAGAAGAAGTCCGGCACAGCAAGCAGAAAGAGGCTCGTATTATTGATGTATTGGAGCCTGTTATGAGTAGCCATAAGCTGATTGTGGACTCTGACTTAGTACGAAAGGACTATGCCGATTGCGATGTGCGGGGCTTAGACACCGCCCTTAAATACAGCCTGTTCTACCAGATGAGCCGTATCACAAGAGACAGGGGTGCTTTGTCCAATGATGATCGACTTGATGCTTTAGCTATGGCTGTGCAGTACTGGGTAGAGCAAATGGGCAGAGATACAGACTTGGCTTTGGTCGAACAAAAAGATCGACTTTTAGATGATGAGCTTGCTAGATTTGCAGACAGCGTATTTGG